GAAAGAAGTATATAAGAAATTGCGTTTTTTAAAATTGCGTTATATTTCTGGTTATCAGTACATTACGATATTGATAGAAATAAAGGCAATATAAAAGGATGTAAGCAACGCAATAAGGCAACATAAACGCAATATATAAAATATTCATATAGGTTTGATGGTGGTTCGTTAGGTCTGTGCGGTGCGCGGGGCGCACACCGATAACGAGTGAACGAAGTGAACACCATAATTTGCATTAGGGATTGAAACGGTATCCTTTGCATATTAAAATTATACAATCTGTTAATAGAAAAGAGTGTAGGTACGGAACTCCTTTTTTATTTACAGATTGTAATTTTAAGATGTGAAGATACAAGTGGAAAGCCTGTAAATGCCCATCTAATTATATACGTTTGAATGGTTTAGGCTTGAGAGATTGACATGTTTAAAGAAGTTGCAGCCGATGAACAGAGTGTCCCATGCATCAGAGCCATCAGTACGAAGCTCGACGGGATTGTCTTCTGTGTCTGGTAGCTTCTCTTCTGATTTGTCTTTGCCCCAACCATTGCGTCCTACTTTTGTGGTTGCACGTTCCATTCCGGCTAATAAGGTTTCATTGTTCGGTGAGTTGAACTGAGGTTGTAAGTATTTCTGACTACGTAGTGCTTGGTCAATCTCTTTATGCTTCTCGTCATGTCGCATTGCTTGACCTATGTAGACGGGCTTAACATGATAGCCATGAGCTGAGATAACTCTTGTTATAGTTTCCCAAAAGCTTTCTGTGCTTATGCCTGATCTGCCCTGCAAGAATGTATGATCATAGTAGAAAACTACATCTTTGTTATGGCGTGGATAGTAGTACTTTGCGAACTCATCACATACATCTATAAGGGTTTGCGGATGTGTGACAAAGAAACTTTTAACTGTCCTTAATATATTGTTGTTGTAATCTGGTTGACCTACAATGAGCCAATTGATATTAATATTAGTATCGAAACTAATACATAAAGGGGTGTCTTCTTTTAAATCTAGGTCTTGACGGCAATTCATGGTGGATTTAGAGGCTGAACGCCAATCAATGTCTCCTTCGTTTGTACGGAACTCATTTAGGAAACTAAGTGAATAAGCATTATAATAAAGTTTTTGATTGAGTGCGGCGTAAAATAATCCTTCAGCATTCAATAGATGTTGCGACATTATGGCAGTAAAGAATTTGAACGGTGATAGATCACGGTATTGATCTTTAACATATTGCTCACCGACAAATTCAAGGTTTTCTAATATTGAATATACGGCAAACAATGTTGCATTTTTACGATAAATGTTTAATTCTTCTTTTAATGCTTTGAGCCTGTTTGAGTGGTATAACGAGTCTTTAAGGTTTTTTGAGGATAGCTTATATATTGTATTTATTAAACCTTCAATCAGGCGAATTAATTCAGTATCCATCTGCTTTTCCATTTTCATAAGCCATAAGCCAGACTTTGAGGTAGGCATATCAGAAACATACGTTCTTGAGCCTTCCCATGGGCACGTTTGAAAATATGGAAGCGGCGTTATTGCAGGTATTGTCTCGTCTAATAATTTATTTCTATCCCATGTTTTTGCTTCATCACCGATAAGCGTAGATAGAGTTAGAGAGTTGGAACTATATTTTATATCCTGGCTAATGATAGGATTTATTGAACCATTGTACCAATGAATAAAATAGTCCCATGATTTTGGTTTTATATATGGCAATTGAAATCCTGCTGTTTTGGGAGCTTGTCGCCCTACGTAGTAATGAGTGCCTTCTATGTAACCTAATCTATTTAGAGCGTTGAAAGTTGCGGGTAATGTTCTTGTGAGGGCTTGTTTATATGTTGCTGCGACAATACCATGGCTTCCGCGTGGCATGTGTTGGATATTTCGAAGCAATATCGGAGTAATAACGCCTTCGGATTTTCCGAAACGTCTCGCAGCTATAACAACAAGGTTCCGAACAGCCATATAAATTAAATATAACTGAGCTTTGTTGAAATATGTTTTTTTATTTGTTTGTTTCCTCATATTCAACTGTTTCAGCTTCCACGACGGAAAGCGAATGGATATAGTTTTGTTGAGCTATTGAAAATTTTCGTCTGTAGTGTTCGCGTATTTTATCAATGTTATCAGGTACTGTAATTCCAAGCACACTCGGGTCTGTTGTAGGGATAGGGTTGAAAGGTATTATTTCATCATAAGGTATTTTTTCAACGTCCTCTTTGTCTGTTAGATTGTGCTTTCCGATTGTGTTGCTGGCATACGACATTGTATAAGCATCGTTTTTTTGTCGGGCTATTGCAATTGCTTCGAGGTTTGTTTGTTCTATGAAATAGCGTTGCCAAACTTTATTAGGGTCTCCGGTGGGATTTCGGTCATTTGCTACTATTCTTCGGGCTACTAATATATCATTCAATACTTGGTAGAAGGTGACGGATTTAATATTTAGATCTTTGGAGCGAGTTTGGACTTCTTTAAAAATTTTTCTGTCGGTAAGGTAAAGATTAGATAACATTATATCTAAAACCATAATTATGCGATTTTTGAAAGCATTGTCTTTATCAGACAATACAACATCTTTATCAGAAAAAGACTCGCAGATTCTACTTATGTAATCAGGTGCGTACATTAATCTAATATTTCGTTTATTTCCATGGCATTAAGGAGTTTCAATGCCTCCACTTGCGCGGCTGGGCTTCCTCTTTTTGCCATGTCAACAATTTCAGCGCGGATTTCTAGCGTTGTTATTAATTTGCCGTGTGCATAATATTTATGAGCTTCGGAATCTATATTTCTGATAATATCAATAAATTGAGGCACATTAAGCTTTAGAAGAATTGCAATTTCTTTATAAGTCATAAAGTTGCTGCTCAATTCTTGTATCTTATCAAGTTGTTCCTGGGATAAAACAATGATGCTATCTGAATTGTTTAGACTTGGCAAATGCATTATCAACTTTTTGTTTATAAATATTAAAGTCTTTGAGTGTTGTAAAAACTACACCGGCTTCGTGTGCTGTGTTTACAGTAGAATTTGCGGATTGATTAACTACTATATGAAAATCATCATTATAAATTAAGATAAGTTTCATATGTATATGGAGCATCATTATACGAGAAACGACATTATCTGCAAAAAGCAATAAATCTGTTTTGTTCCTTTCTACGGCATTATTCAGGAGTAATTGAAAATCGGAAATAAAGCCTTGTTGCATTGCTTTGACAAATGCACGTATTGTTATTTCTGATAATGAAAAGCTTGTTACTATTACGTTTGCTTTTCCTGTGTATGATAAAAGATATAAAAGCGTTTCATGCATTGACCACCGACCTTCGGTAAAAAAGTGGTAATATTTTTCCTGCTTAATGTCTCCAATTTCTTTGTGAATAATATCATAATGCTTGAACTTGAATAGATCAATTTTTTTAAGCATAGTTGTATAATGTTTTATCTATTTGTTCAACTCTGCTTAAAAAACTGTTGTATTTTGATAGCCTTTTTTTGTATTGTTTGTGTTCTATCTCAAGAATAAGAGGTTTGTATTTTGATATTTTGGAGCGTAAATTCCGCAATTCTTTATTTAGATCATTTTTATTTTTTTTAGGCTCTGCTTTGTAACCGAAATCATCTAATTTGCGAAGTAATTCGCGGTCTAACTTGTCGCATTTTATGATTTCTATTGCAGTTTCTTCACGTTCTGTATCATTAACAGAGATTTTTAATTTTTGGTGGTAGCCGCCTCTAAGTTGGCGGTTGCGTTTCATGTGTTCATAGATTTTGTGTTTTTCTTTGAAAAGGTTTGGATCATTGTTAAAATAGGTTTGCTCTTTTTCGCTAAGATCAGTCCACAAAAAAGTAAGTAATTTGTTTGTTGTGTATTTATTTTTTGTGATTGTGGTAAAATTTTGTGAGGTGGCTGAAACAACATGCGGTTTTATTTCAGGATTATCTGGCAAAGAAATTTTTTTGGGAGCTGTGGCAATAGGAGGTTTTTGGTTTATTTTTTCTATTTGTTTTGCAAGGTTTTCTTGTTGTGATAATATTCGATAGGCACGTTTGATGTCTGTTAGCATCATACTATAGTGCATATCTGGCGGGTCTGATTGAACAGCGAAATAAAATCGGTGTTCATCTGGTGTCATGCCATACTGAGATAATAATTTAATACCTACAATATACGTAGGATTTTGTAAAAATTGTCTAATTTTTTCAATCATAGTTCTATTTATTAGCAATAAAAAAGCAACTGCAAGATATTATTTGCGGTTGCTTGTGAAAAGGACAATAAAATAGAAATCAGGGTTTGTGTATTTGCCAATCTACAGCGTTTATTACTTTTGTGTGAAATTGATCGTTACGATTATTTAAACTGTGTATGCTTATGTTGTCGTTGTGTTTAAGTATAATATTAAGATAGCCGCTTTTGTGCCCTTTCATCATAAGAGGTATCTTGTTTTCTTGTGCCCAGCGCGAAAAATAAATATCGGTCATGTTGGTATGTTCAAATATGCTGAGTTTTGGATGTATGTTTTTAGCGTAAAAGCACATTGCACCCGTTCCGATTTCATGTACGAATTGATCTTCTGGATGATTTTGTAAGCAACCAAAGAAATTCTCGCAATCGAAATAGTACGATGTTGAAAGTCTTGATTTGAAAAAGGTTCTACCGTGCAGACTTACAATGATTTTGTTTTTATGCTTTTTGAGAGCAGAAATCATATCGTCAACATAAGTTGCAGGGTAGTTAAATTTATCGTCTACAGAAAAATAATAAACAGGTTTTCCGGCATATTTAGCCAACTGCCAAAATTTTCCTACATCTCCAATATCATCTAATCCAAGATGTTTTAAAACATGTTCACTACGGAACACATTTATTTTGGGATGAATAAGAAAGTCGGGTACTGAAGGGAATTTGTTAAGGAATATATTTAGCTCGTCGCATATAGGAATTATTGAGGCTACTGTATCACGTAATGAATCTATACGTGATGGCATAGTAGCCATATTAAAAATATATTTTTTGGTTTTATGTTTAGCCATAATAAATTAAAAAAAAAGCCGGATTTCTCCGGCGATTAAAAACACACAACTATAATTTTAAAAGTTTGGGAGAAAACAGCTCAATTGTTTCATCGTCAAACTCAATTTTTTTAATATATGGACAGCCTTTGTCGTAGGCTTGTTTTAACCGTTCTTGTGGTTCATCTGTACGAACATTAAATTCGCCTAAACCACATACAATAAATTTTCCGCAACCTTGGATAATGTATTTAGCCATTACGATATAATATTGTCGGCTGCTAAAGGGATTGTTCCTTCATAAACTGGAGCTGGTGTGCATCCGGCTGCCATGATTTCAAATGTAATTCCTTTTCTATCGGAATATGCCTGACCAGAATCTTCTGACGGTTTTAAACGGCATGGAATTATTTCATTGCCAATTGATCGCCATTTAGCGTCACCGGAAAAGTTCTGTACGATAAGTACCACATCGGCAGATTTAAACAAATTTGCCATCCCTAACGCTTTTTTACTTGTGCCCGGGTAGAATAGCTGACCGGCATAGCGAAAAAATTCTCCATCTCGTTCGCCTTCTGATGCTCCAGTTAGTTTGCTTGTTTCTGGTGTGCTATACAGGGGTATAAAATATTTATCTGTTAATGGAATATGATTTCCTACTAAAGTAATAGATTCCTCTGCTGTTGTGGGTGCTAATGGCAACGCAGCTATTGTTGCTAAGTCTGAAACTCTGATAGCATAAGCAGTAACCGACAATCCAGCCATGTTACAGTCAGCTTCCGGAGCTTCTAATGCAACAAAAGGGAGTGCAGTAGCCACGGTAAGCGCAGAACTTTGGAATACAATAGGTAGCAGGGAAAAAAAATCTGCTACCCATGCACAAGCTATGAGAATAAAAAGAACTCCGAAAAAATACCGGATAATGTTATTTGATTTTTTCATAATATATATTGTTAAAGATTTGTCAATAATAAAAAATTCATCAATAAAGAATTCTAACTTATGTAATCGCCTGAAAGTGCGTTTGCAGTAAGTACTTTCTCATTCGTCTGGAATGATTTTTCGTGCAAATTTCTGATACGCATTCCATAATCAGCCTGTAACCAGAATTGAATAAAATTCGGGTTTTCCCATGGATTACGCACTTGAATAAATGTTTCATCACCAGTAGTGTTCATCCCGAAATCTATGTTGCCGGGGATTGTGAGAAGTAAACGTTGACCGGTACCCATGAATTCAGAAACAATAATTGTTACTTTCGAGTCACATTCTGCGTTCAAATGTTCCTGAACTGCAATAAGTGTAAGAGGTTTACTTATCATTTTGTTTTGAAGAGCATCGAACATGTGAAGATAAACTTCTGTTGTCATGTATAAGATGCCGTTTCGTTTCAGAAATCGGTTTGCCTGACGAAGCCAGTCTCGTACTCTTGTATAAGCAAGATAATCAGTCGCAGTCGCTGGTGTGTCTAATGCACCGGAGCTAACAAGATTGTTGTTTCCGGCAGCAATATCGCCTGAAATAATAAACGCTTTGATTTTAGTTTCGATGCCATCAAATAATCCAGTTGGAGTTTGATCAGTAACATCGCGTTTGGCATTGAACAAACCATCAAGAACATCTTCGGCAAATGTTTTGACTATTTCACCCATTAGTAGAACTGCATGAGGATGTTTTTTTGTTTTGTTTACGCCAATCATTTGCCCTGGCGAAAGCATCTCAACGGCTTTGTAGTTGCGAATATCATCTTTTACAGACGCAATGGCTGGTTCAACTTTCAATTCCATTTCTTTAACTCTTCCGACAGTTGCATACGTAATTGCAGCGTCAACGGAATATGGTTTTGCTATACCTGCTTTGCGTTCGAATGATACGATACGATCAATATCCTGAACGCCAGGGAAAAGGTTGAATTTGTGGCGCGCAAGTTCCACAAGCATTTTCGCATAAGGCAAAAATCCAAGTGTCTTAGCATATTGGATGCTAAGTTTTGTTAATTCGTCTACTGTTATCGGTTTTGTTACTGCCATGATTGTTCAGTTTTTTTTTTTTATGAAAATTCTTCGCCAACTCGTTGAATAATATCAATGAATGAGCCGCTGTAAGAGATAGGATCGTTTTGGTTAGGATTTGTATCACCTTTAGGAGTAATAATTGCACTATTGGCACCAGGAAGTTTTCGCAGAGTTTTGTTTTCTGTTTCCAGAGTGCTTACTTGTGCAATGTATCCGGCAATTTCATTTTGAAATTCGGTGATGCGTTCGGTGCTTTTTCTAAGCTCCTCGTTCAGAGTAGCTATTTGGGTTTCGGTATCGCTAAGCGTTTCGATTTTCTCGTTGAGTTCGATTGCTTGTTGTTCGGTAACTTGGATACTAGCTTTATCCTCTTTGAAAATTAACTCGGATAAGCCAAGAAAAGCTATGAAGGCTCCGAAAACCGATTTTTTTTTATTGGACATATACTTTAGTGTTTGAGGGTTTTGAAAATGAGTTTAATACATCGTTATACGACATAATTCCATCGATGAAAGAACCGACGACATCTTTCGCAAAAAACATTTTACCTGTCAAATGTTTTGCTTCGACATTTGGACGGTTTTGTTTCACTGCGTTAATGAATATGTCAGCAATAGGATTCAGAATTGTTTTTTTGATGTTGGTGTAATCTCCTTTTTTGATATCGCCTGACATTTTATTTTTGTCGGGTGATTGATCGGAGAAAATTGTATGAAATACTACGCCTTTCTGTTCGTAGACAGGTTGCATATCAGCAAAAGAAATCATAACACCTACTGAACCTATTTGATCTAGTTCGTTGCTGGCATAAATTTCATCGGTTGCTGTAACTAACCAAGCTGCTGCACTTGCTGCCATTCCGTTAATGTAAGATTTTATAGGAGTTTCACATGCTTTTATTGCATCGGCTAGATTTTTAGTACCGTCAACAGTGCCTCCGGGGCTGTCTACATATAATAAAATGCCAGAAATATTTTCGTTTTGATCTGCAAGATTAATAGCTTCAGCAAATGAAATCATCCCAGTAGTTCTTTCGCCACAAAATTCAGAAGAGTCATACTTAAACAAAGCTCCTTGTATATTTAATTGAAGAATTGAATTTTGGGGAATTTCGGGATCAAGTAGATCGGCTATACGATTAGGTTTATTAAGTGCTTTTTTGTTTTTATCAAAAAGCACCAAAGGGTAATCCTCTTCTGATGAAGGATTTACAGGCTTAAATGGTTGTTTAGCAAGAAAATGGGATAAAAACAATCCATAACTTTTTGCTGTATCAAAATCAATAGCCCAGCTGCCTGTCAAAATTTGTTTTATGAAATAATTTACCTTCATACAGCAAACGTATATATATAGGTATAGAGTGAAAAGGACTAAACAGAAATAAATCTTGCTGGATACAATGCTTTGCAAGTAAAAGTAAAATTGCGTTTTGTAGTGAAGCCTTGTGATGAGAATTTACGGTTTACTATTACAGGTTGTTTCAAGGAGCCTATTAATTTTTCGGCTCCGTTATGGTAAGTTATTTTAATAATGAGATATTCGTATAATAGATTTATTATTTCTGATTGAGCTTCAAGATCATCGCCGGCGAAGCTAATTAATAGTTTTTGGTTGAACAACAATCCGGCATTGACAAAATCATCATCATCAGAGAATTTTATAGTGTCTAATGTATGCTCGAAATTAGACCAATTGTAACCGTCTTCAAAAGTTATGGTAACGGATTGATCTGAGTTCGCAGTACAAGTTTTAATGCTTGAGGTTTTTGCGAATTGCATTTGAACAATACGCAAAGCTGTTTCAGAATTTTTAGATAGTGCCATAATTTCAGTCTAAATTGAGTTAATAAGTACGGCAAATTTTTGTAAGCCGTTTGACGGTAAGGTTTCTGAGAGCATCGGAAATAATTCCAATGTTTTTTCGTCTTGCTCGTTGCTCGCTTTTTACAATTGCATCGGGAGAAAGTGCAGATGGTTGTATTTTATAAGCTTCTAAAAACAACCAAGCGGCTGCATCAATTTTCACGCCCATATTCCTAGCATCTCCTATAAATTGTCGTTGTTTCAGATGAAATTCTGCAAGGCAATAATCAACGAATAATTTTGTCTTGTCTTGAGTAATATTATAAAAACTTCTGTCTGGACGCAAATACTCTGAAACAGGAATTTTGAAGCTGGTTCCTTTATTGTTAAAATTGTTGTGAGAAGTTTTCTCGCAAAGGGAGCAAAATAGCCTTCCAATGTCATTAGTTCTATTAATGGCAATGGAACGGTCGGTTTTAGAATAATTAAAAATAAATTTTAGATACTGTTGGATGTGTAGAGGAATTCCGAGAATGAATACAAATTTCATGATAGTTATGGTTTTGTGTAACAATTGTTACAAAAATAGCAAAACTATGTTAAATAGCAGTGTTATTCACGATATTTATTTACGGTATGGATACAACTTTTTTTCCACAATTCCGACAGCGATATATCGCAAAGAAAAATAAATTAACAACAAGTGTAAAATCTCCTTGTTTGCTGCATTTTGGACAATCGAATAAATAGCGGCTGAAGCAGGAATTTGCTGGTTTGTCTTTTAATTTAGATATTTTTTTAGCCATGTCTTTCTATTTTCAATTTCTTTAATTATATCGAATTTTTGAGTAGCCCAATACATAATGATCTTTTGTAAGTTTTCATTGGCAACAGTTTCGTATTTTTCATCTTGTTTGAGTTGATTGAAAAAATTGATTAATTCAAGATTGTATTCAAATTTTTCGGTTACATCGCGGTTGTGAAAAATATAGAGAAGCGCTTTACCGTCTTTTTCGTCAAGATATTGAGTATCATTAAGAGTATACCGGAGATTTCCTTTGCCTGATAAAAATCGGACAATGAAATTTTGTTCTTCAATCAGATTATCAAACACTTGCTGGTAATATTGCCATACCAATGGACGTTCCTCAGGTATTATCCAGTCCATATAATTTTTCGACATAGGATTGTCGCATTCTAAATCCTTGATGCCCTTGCCATGCAGTTCTAATACTTTGCCCTCGCGGTCGCAAACTGTTATTCTGCCGGAAACACTATCAAGAGCAAACCTGCCTTTTCTCATTTCATGTCTTGCATTCTGTAGTTGCTGTTCAAGAAATGTATAATCTTTTCTGTAAAACCGTATAAAAAAAAACACCAATGCCAAGAACACTAATGCCATAAACATTAATAATTCGCTTTCGGAAAGGAAACCACCTAGAAATAACGAAAACATTAAGTTGGTGATAACCAATAATGTGATCGGCGGTAATTTGTACTGAAGCTGCCGTTCCGACCGGAACATTGCAACAATTGCAATGCAATTAACGATTAGTACTGCTATGACTGTTAAGCTGTTCATATATCTGTATGCAAGTATTGATGTTTTGGGTTAAGAGTGGATTAGCTTCAATTGTGTCAAGGAATGCGAGTAGCTTATTAATCAATCTGTTTTGCTGCAATTGAAAACTTTCGAATGACATCAAGCCTTTCATATTTGTGTCTTTTAGGCTGATATGCTCTGAAAGTAATAATGTGAATGCGTTTTGCTGCTCGAATTCTATCCGGGACAAACAAATATTCAGCATATCTAAGGCGGAATCAAGGCTATTGGCAGTAAGTAATTCGCGGATTTTGGCAATATTTTTTTTTTTAGAATGTAATTGTTAGATTGAAAAAAGCATAATTCGCGTTTCACGAAATGCACCCCAAATGTAGCTACAAAACAAGCTATTGTAACGATTGAATAGTATGAAGTTAAATGAGGAATAAAATTGTATAGAATAGTGCTTAAAAATACACCAATAAAAAAATCGGCTATAAAATTTTTAAGTCGGTAACTGCGAACAAACGACATGCTTGCTACAGCACCGGCAACCCCAAATAACATAAAAACAACAAAGTTAATAATTTGATTTACAATAATTTGCTGTGAATTTGCAAAAAGAAAGATAAAAAAAACAAACACAAAGAGTTTAACGATATTCATTGATCAATAATTTTTGAACAAAGGAATAGTAAGCTGAAAGCATAATAAAGGACTTTAGATTAACAAAGATAGTTGGGAAAAATTACGAGTTACGAGTTACGAATTACGATTTAAGCTTATCGAGTTGCAAAATATGTGATTTACTACAAACTTGACCAAAAATATGATTAAAAAATTTAGGCGAAAAAAAACTGACCCCGATTTTTTTTCTCCAAATCGCCTTATTTTTGTAGTAAGCAAAAATATGGCTGTAACATACTGAGCACTAATACTATTTCTTACTACAAACAGGTAAAAAACGGGGTTTTTAGGAGGTCGTTTTTGTAGTAAATGGGGTAAAACGTCTACTATGTTTTTAGTTTACCGGTGGGTCACTACAAACCAAAATAATTTTTGTAGTAGGTTTCGTAGTAAGAAATAGTATTAGTGCTCAATAGATTAGAGAGGTTTACTACAAATATAGTAGTATTATTAAAATAATTAGCAAGGCTAAATTTATTTATTATAAGAGATAAAAAAAATATCTACTCGAGTAGATATTTTTAGGAATTAAGGGTGATTAATACACTTGCGTGTTAAAATGGTAATTTGTCTGTTTCTGTTGATTGTTGTGCAAGTGCTTTCTGTGCTGCTGTTAAAAATTGGTCTGGTGTGTAGTTTGTTAGGTTACGTTGGTTGAAATCAATTGTTGTGTTGTTTAGTTTGTTTTTGTCGGTTTTGATTTTGTTGAACATTGTTTCAAAGCCGGTGAAGTATTCTGCAACAGTATTTAGTTGTTGAGCTGTATATTCTATATAGTCAGGTGTAGAAAGGAAAAACATTTCTTTAGTTTGCTTTTTCATTATGTCTGTTGGGTCGTCTACTTTGGCTGTTATCTTACGTTTTGCAAGATTTATTGGTGTAACCGGCAGGGCTTTGAGTTCCTCACGGATTTTCTGGCTTATAGCGTTGCATTTGGCAATAGGGTTGAATTCTATACCAGCGAATTGACAATATGCTATTAATCTATCTTTGAATGATTGCGAGCTTATGCCTTTTCCTCGTGGCATAAGAGAGTTGAAAGATTCTTGTAATTTCTCTCTGCAAACGAGTTCATTTAGGTTTTTGTTTTCAATAGTAAGGAACTCCCGTGCCCACACTTCAAATTTAACATCAAACTTATACATGCCTCTTTCCATGACAAGTTGGTATCCTTTTTTGTGTATATTTGACATAGGAGCTTCGATGCGCTCGAACCTCATTGTTAGTTGTATGCAATATGAAACAAGCATTGCGGTCATGTCCCATTCTTGTTGTGTGAAGTCGTCAAAAAGATTGCGTCCGTATTTTAATTTTGGGGACCAACTTTCTTTATAGTTATTGGTTGGTGTCTTTTTGTGATAATAGTCTGATACAATTCCGTACTGTATTCTGTCCAATGCGCTTGGACTATTATCTTTCCATACATGGTTAAATGATACTATTGCTTTTCCGCTTTCTTCGTATTCTAAGTTTTGAGGTGATATGTATTTGGACTCTACGTTACGTTTGCCGGTTGTTTCATCGTAAAACATGTTAGGGTCTGCGTGTTCGTAAAGATCGTCAAATTCTATAATGTCGTGATATTTGGTTAATCCATCGTACATGAATTGGTTATCGAGTACTTTTTTACGTTGCTTTGCTCCTATATAATAATGAACACGAAAGTATGTGAGCATTTTGCAGATTAAGGATTTGCCTGAGCGTCCTGAACTCACACCGAGTTCAGCGAGTACGCTATCTTGTAGCAATACAAACCATGCTTTTGAGCTATCTTTGTATTGTGAGGCAAGGTATCCTATGTTAAATAATAGATTGACCAATGTGAGGTTTTGCTCTTTTATTTCCTGATCAGTTAGCTTGTGTCCCATGTCTTCTTTTTTCCAGTGCAGGCGTGCCACATCAACAAGGAAATCAAGGAAATAGAAATGAGAATTTATTTCAATCTCGAACTTATCGATTTCAAGGATTTGACCTATTTCCTGATTGATTTTAATCCGTTCGGTTTGTGTTTTTGATGTTTCAATTTGCTTAAGTAGGTTTCCGTATTTTTTTGATGCTTTGATAGTGATGGGGCTTGTTGTTTCTATGAACTTTCTTTTTATTACTTGTGAAATATCAAGTTTTTTGCCGACACGCATTTCATCAATTACATAGTTCTCAATATCGGAGGTTTTGATTTTTTTTATTTGATCTTTGGTTATGCGAATTGCTGAGTTTTGGAAGATCAGCGTTTCATAGTCTTTTGCAAAGTTTTGAAAGTTGTATTTTTTTTCTGGCAGTAGGTGTAAAGTATCGTTGTTTATTTGTGTTGAGCCTGTTATTTTGTTGAGAAGTTTTATCTTCTCATCTTTTTTTATGTTGAGTTGCTTGGAAACATAGTTTCCTTTTTGAACAAAGTCCCTTAGATATTGTTTGATCTCTGCTTTCAAAATTTTATCATCGGAACTATCAATAAGACGAACGAATTTGCTGCCGTTTATTTTGGAATAGCAATATCCGTTTTTGTGTTCATCGGAGAATGTTTTGAAATATCCACTATGCGAAAGGAACGATAATAGTCTTTCGTAGTTTAGTGCGAATACGGTTTTATTTTTTTTATCGTCGCGAATGCAGTCCCAAAAGCGTAAGGGCTGTGCATCGTAACGTAAATTGTGAATAAGGTTTGTGGTGTGTTCCATGTTTTGACCAAAGTGCTGGATGAAGTCTTTTATATCCTTACATGGGTATCCTCTACGATCACGTTTTTTCTTTAGGTATTCGGGTAGTATTATTGTACGAATATCTAAATAATATAAACCATACTGAAAGGCTTTAGCCTTTCCGGTATCGTCAATATCTAATAACTGATAGTGATGACGTTTAGCCATGCTGTCGACTGACCAGAATTGGCTAGCTGTTAATTTATCGGTTTCGGAAATCGTATGATAACAGTTAAATCCAAGGCTTGTTAAATTTAGCATATCCGACGGACCTGATACTCGTATAACATCATAGAATTGCGGAATGATTTTCGAGTTATCTTCGATTTCTAACATCTCGTCTAAATCTTCTTGATCTATTTCATTATCGCGGTTTTTTAGCTGTGATAAGCCAAAAATGAAATCTTTTGGCGGTGTGCCCACGAACATGAACCTGTATTTTTTTTCTTTGGCGAAAGGCTGATAGATTTTCTTAAATTCGGTTTCATTATTTGAATAGCTGAATTCAAAAATGGGATATTCTTCTGTAGCTTGGTATATGTGTACTTTGTTTGCAGAGAGTTTTACAACTTCATATTTAAGTATGCTACGAACATTGTATTCATCACATAGTTTTTGTGTAACATAACGTCCGAGTATTTCAAGTTCGCTGGGTTTTATTTTGTCGCGGCGTTCGCGAATAAAAATGCCGCTTTCGGTGTCTTCAACTCCAACGGATCTGCTTGAATATAGAGGTTGATACATTGGTTTTTTGTAATCATCGGCACCTATTTGATGCTTAACTATTACTTTTTGTATCCAATTCAAAGCATCAATGAATTCTAAACCTTCTTCGTATTTCACATAATCTACGGCATTCATCCATTTTTGATCTGCACCGTAATCAATGAAGTAGAAGATGTCTTCGGCATTGGTTTTTATATATGCCGATCCGGTATTTTCTTTGCGTGCTTTGAAGTGTTTCCGTTCTTTAAAATCAGGAAAGTAATGGCGAAAAATGTCTTCGCCGTTATTTGTTACTTTCCAGATTTCTTTAATGTCTATATATTGCATTTTTTTATTGTATAAAGTTCAACGCTCCTCTGTCTATCTGGTTATTGATTTGTTTTACATCAATATCCAAAAATCATTTGCATTAATGTATTCAATTATTGATACATTCTCGGCAAATTCCTGAGATTCGCTATCAAGGTCTTGAGCATGATAATAGACAAGTATTTTCTTTTCTTTTGTAAGTTTCAGCGAATTGATTTTTGTAACTTTTGATTCGCTGTCAGAAACTTTGATATTTACTATTTGTTCCGGCTCAATTGTTTTGCCGGTGTGATCGGTTATATATGCGTCTGCGAATACAGCAACTGCAGCGTTGTAGTTATCAATGATTTCAGCCATGACTTCTTTGTGCCTGGCATCTTCAGTTTTTTTTAGCGTTGCACATTGCTCAATTACTTCGTCGATTTTCGAATAATCTATATTCATTTTGCTTTGGTTTAAGTAAAAGTTCGTGATATTTATGAGTTTTCTATTATCTTAATAGCTTTTTTGAATCTTCTGTGAACATCTTTATTTTAATTTATGTGCAAAATGGCTTTTTGCACAGTTAGTACATAATCTTACAGGAACTGAAATGAAATTCCATATTGGTTTTTGGCAATTAAAATCCCAGTTAACGTAATTTGTTACTGATGCCGAATAGCCAAGGCAGGCATCGCACTTTTTGGCACAATTTGAACATAAGCCATCATAATCTTCGTCAGTTTGGGTTTTGCAATTTGAACACGTCATAGTTTTAATTATTTGAAAGTTGCTAATTGTGAGTTTATTATGTGTTGAGCAACGGTGTGGCAGGAAGCCACGCCGTTACGTCATTATTTCATTTTTTTTATCTTATGCCATCGTTCTGAAAAACCCTTTTCAATGGCTTTTTTTACTTGCCATATTGAGGTTTTGTATTTTTCAGATAGTTCCTTTTCGGAGGCATTTCCTTTTTTTGTGATGTAGAAAAAACGGAAAATCGTGCGTTGTTGTGTAGTTGTCATTTTTTTATGAGATTATAAGTTTCATCAACAATTAGTGTTACGGAGTGCATGGCTCCGGCTCTTTTTGTTGAAATAGTTATAATGTCGCCTGGATTTTTCACGATGCCTTTCTGTGTCCATTCTAAATTGAACCACTGAGATTTCACACGGACTTTTCCGGTTGCATGTTCAGGAAACAAATGTAGATTGCTAAGTGGCTTATTATTAGCAAGTTTAATTTTTGCTGGATTCATGCTTGATTTTTGCTTTAGTGATGATTAAAGATTTTGTTTTCTCGAAATTATACTCATTATAATATGCTTCATTGATTGCGCTGTCTAATGCGGCGATACTGTCAAGCATAATATTTGGCTTTAGCTGTGAGCGTGTTGGCTGTTCTTCGCAGCATGAAAGTAATAAGAGTATAAGGATAAATAGGATTGAGTGTTTCATGGTGTTTATTTTAATTGAGGTTTTGTATTTTTCAGATAGTTCCTTTTCGGAGGCATTTCCTTATAGGTGTTTAAAATATTTCTAATTTGTGTATTTGTTTTTTCATTTTGATTGAATTGCAATTGCAAAACTTCTATTAAGCATTCTTCCATAGAATCTAAATTTTCATCGGAAAAGAAAACAGGAATTAATTTTTTAGGATATAGCATCCATCCTTTAATGGTGTATTCTGATTTTTCAGGATATAGCATTAATCTTTTATTCACATTGGCGTAAAAGATTTTTCGGTATTCTGTTTTCAGTAGAGCGAAAACTTTTTTGTCAAATATTCTGGAGTTTTCTTTAATCGCTGCTTTTATTCCGTCAGATTTCATATTTTGAGTATTAAGTAGACTGTTTATTCTAAACGCAAAATAGCATGAAATAACATAGTTTCGCAAGTAAAACTATGGAAAATTTATAATGTTTTATAACATAATTGATTTACAATGAATTACAAAGCCATAAAACGTATAGTTAGGTCACGAAATATAACTATGAAAAAATTAATTTCAGAAATAGGTCAGTAAAAAAATTAGAAATGATCGCAAAAGCACTGGATTCTGATTGATTTCAGACTTTAATTAGATCAACGCTTGCCAATTTTTGGCTGCGTGCTGTGAGCTTTACATCTATATGATCTATTATATATGCAACATGAGAGCCTTCTTCTGGTTCGTTAATAGTGATTTTCTGGTTTAAATTAAGGTGCTTGATTTCGTGTGGGGAGAAATTAATTTTGCGGTCGGTTACTAACTTGTATTCGTTGATGTACCAGTGAATGAAGTATTTCCAAAATTTCTCTACAAGTCCATATTCGGTGTTCAGTTGTAGACTGTGATTATAGGATGAAAGTTTTTCGTATTCATCGTTAGTATTGATAAAAAATACGTGGCTGCTTAAAAATGGCATTTGCATAATGTAAGCTATATCATTTGTTTCTATCCAAGTACTTGTATCTCCATCATATATATACATTTGGTTGGTAAACAGTGCATGGGCTGTTTCTCCATCCAATCCGTATAAAACAGGAAGGCTACTTGCGCCAAATACTATAGTTGTATCGGGGTTGTAAGCATGATTTACTAAGCCTCTATAAAATCCAAGTATTAAATTTGATGGCTGTTCATCCTCAAATTGATTTTGATCAGAAAAATATGATAGTCTTTGAATGTTTGTGGTTGCTATATATTTATAAAGGTTGTTGATTGCATTTATGTTTTGCATTATTAGTGTTGAGAATCCCATGTTGAAAGCAAGATCGGTTTCTCCTTCGGAATGCTGTAAGAAGTTTTCTGAGTAATATTGCCATTGACCAATATAATTTTCCATAAACCAGCGGTACCACCTGTTCTCATCTTCGACATACGCAAGAGGTTTGTCGAAATGTCCGAAATCTGAAATACTATCTAAATCTGCATAATTATCAACGTTCCATGCTACTTTGTCGGGGTTTATTGTTTTAACCTCAATGCCTTCAAGTAGATTGTCGGGTGTACTAATTGAAAGTTGTATGCCTTTATTTGATTTGAGTTCTATTTGTTTTTCAGGTGTTACTTTATCAGTTATTTCAGTGAATGATGTATCTTTTAATATTTCTGTGAAATGAGTAAAAGTTGCTGTATTTTTATTACTATCGAAGATGAATAATGCGCAGAATGTCCGTGCTATTGCTTTAAGGAAATCGGCAATTAGCATTTTGGGTAAATGCTTTTCGAAGCTAACTGTATAACCGGTATCGGCATGATAGCCTTTATACATAGCATCGAAATTTGTATTTATAATTAATAGCTTATTTAATTCAATTTCCTCGAAGACATTATCAGTAAATAGGAATCCGTTTTTAGTGAATATTGTTTTTAGCACATGCAATACGAAGAATTGCGGTGCAATGTGATTATGTAAGTCTTTAGAGAATTCAAAAGATGATATTTTAGGATTCCAATAATTAACGAATTTTTGGGGATCGTTTGTGTTGGTTAAAGCTATTTTCGTGATTACAGCTGGAAGATATTGACCAGAAGTATGCGGTTCAACGATTACCGTACTATCTGTATTGTATTCTATAGTAACAGATAGAATTCTGAAATTTGTTGTTACTGCGGAATCATTCGTAACACTAATATCATAGCCTGCATATTTTGTCATATCAGTAGCTACAACAGTGAATTGTATGTTATTGTCGCGATGATCTACAGACAAGTCTTCCCATATTGCGATGTCTGTTTTAACATCGGTATCATATTCTGTAGTAGGCGAATATATAGGTACGAATATAAACGGTGTTGTTTCATCATAGCTAAGAACTGTTTCGTTCATTGCGCTGATAAGATTTTCGTGGAACTGTGAGGCTGTATCATCTGCAATTAATTGGCTGTGGTCTATGTCGGTAAGGTATAATCCTTTTGTATCATAAAGGAATAATCCTTTTCCAAAATAGAAATCGCAGTCATAATAAGTTTCAAAAGTTTTACGAATAATGAGTTTTCCGGCTGCAAACTGGTTATGATCAACTAATAAATAGGCTTCGTATTCAGTACCCGGCGAATTTGCTGTTATTCGTTCGGGATTAAGGAAATACATTGAATTATTCTCAGTTTTTGGCAGTTTGAAAGGAATTGTACGGTCTCGTTGTGTGTAGCTAAATTGCAGGATGTTCAATTCGCGAATAAGCGTAATTGTTTGCTTACTTGATAAGTCAAGTGATACAAGTTTATCGTTATATTTTATCTTAAATTGAATCATTAAACTGCATAATTTATTAACATTGCAAATGCAATAAGAAATGTTATTGCATCAAATGTGTTATGTAACATATTAATTCGATATTCATTTAGCTTAGTTGCTTTGTGAATGCTTTTAGAATAATCGAAAATTGCTTGTTTGTATTGAGTATCATTGTCATTTATTGTTCGTGTGAATTCTTTTTCATCGAAAGCAAATGACTGCAAATCTGGATTGTACATTACTTTTATCATAATAATTCAAGAAGTTTTTTGCATTCATCACGGTAATCTTGATAATCTTTATGTTCGTTTGTGTGTTCAGTGTTAACTTTCCAGAGTTTGTTATTCAGTAAACCTATCTCATCGTCAATAGAATATGATTTGCGCATAAGAGTTGCCATGAGTTGTCTTCTTTCGGTTAAAGAAAACAAATCAGTTGTATAGTATGTGTTGGAAACAAGAATTGTAATTGTATCGGTTTTAGTTTGGTAATCTAATGTATCATCAAGCAATACTGTTAATATTTGGTTTTTGAGTTGTACAGCGGCTTCATTGTTTTTTATTGGCTCATTTCGCCTGCTTGTTTTTAATCTTTTTTGAGATACGACTTGGAAGGTAAGAGGAAAAAACTTGAAAC